TCCTTGCTTGTCAGCAGATTATTTAATGGAGGTTTTAAAAATGGAATTTAATGAATTCTTTTCTCAAAATGCAAATGAAAAGAAAACATTAACCGATTTCCAAATTGAAGAAGGTTTCGGGTACTTAGGTAGTACCCCACCTTCAAGAATGGATTTCGATTATATGTTTAGAAGAGCAGACAATAACCTTTATTTAGTTTATAATAAATATTTAGCAAAGGCTTCTATTAAAGATAGTTTAGATGCAGTAAAATTAGCTTATCAAAAACTTGATAGTGATTATCAAAGAGTAGCAGGAACAAGACAAAAAATATATGATGCAGAAAACTTTTATTATATGGACTATCCAACTTATCAACAACAAAACGCTACAAATACACAAAACACGGGAAATTACACCACAGATATTCAAAATATGACTTCTGCTATACAAACTGTATCACAAGAGATTTTAGATTTAGTAAATAGAAGTTATAACAACGATATAAGCGGTTTAGATGCACTTCCTGCTAAAGAAGCACAACTTCAATCGCTTATTGACCAACTGAATAATCTTTCTCCTTCTGATGGAGATTTACCTGGTTATTTATCTAAAAATAAACAGGTAAATGTCGGTGATGTGTTTAATGTAGTTGGTGTTCCTGCTATGTATAAGGCGTTTTGTTCTTCTGCAGGGACTACTGGAAATAATAAATTAGAGATTGCGAGTGATGACATTGAAGACGGATATACATTCACCTATGGCACAGCTAGTTTTATACTTTTTGCTAGTTTCTTATCTATCCCTGTTAGCGGAAGTGTGGATATACTTGCAGGTGGGAATTTTAGAGTAAACCAAAATGGATATTTGATTAATCCTCTTACAGGAAGTGCTATGCCACACAGAAAATTAATGTTCTTTGATAAAATGCAAGAAGAAAAGGAATATGCACAATCACAATCTAATAACTATTTATATAATATAAATAAAAATTATATATTAAAAAATGGATTAGGAGTATATAAGGAAGTAAATGGATATGCAGTAGAAAAGAGAAACTTTGACAGAGTATTTAAAGGTAGTTATTCTGATTATGGTTATGAAAATATTGGATTTGCATCTGTAAACTTTAATCATACATATTATGGAAATGATTTTTCATATATGATGCCAAAACATACTCACGGTTTAGTTTTTACGACTGATAATAATACAGATGGTAATCCTCACTCACATGCTTCAGAATTTGGATTTTATTATACGACTTCTGGTCCAGCAACAATACGTCATGGAGACATTGATGATAGAGCTTTTGGCGATGGTACTACTGGGGCAACTATAAATGTTACAACAACAGGAACAGACAAAGAACATTATCATGATTTTTATGGAGATACAGATAACTCTTATGATGGCTCTTCTTCTGATTTAAAAGATATTCCATTCTTATCACCAAACGAATTTCCAGAAAGTATCGGTTTGTTTTTTGTAGTTTATGCTTAAAAGGAGGAAATTAACAATGCCAAGTATAGATTATAATAAAATATTCGCAGAAAACGCAACTAGTCAATACAATTGGACGGATAGCGACTATGTAAAAGGTTTAGAAGTTTTAGGACAAAACCCACCCATTAGACAGATTTTTGATAACCTGTTTAACAGGTTAGATAAAAAAACACAAGACCTTAATAATAGAATTAATCAATTAACGCAATTTGTAAATAATTCTGACAATTTAGTTCAGAGAGAAACTACATATCATATAGGTGATATTGTTGCTTATGCTCAATTACCGAATTACCTTGTAGCTGAATGCACAATGGAAGGAACAACGGCTCAATCATTACCAGAATTAGATATAGATATGACAAAAACGGCTCAAACCTTTACAGACGGAACGGCAACTTTTAAAACACGCTATAAGAGAATGTTAGGAACTTTCATGGAAGTTAAACTTTGGAACGGTGTTTTATATGAAGATGAACAAACAACTTTTAAACATCCTGTCATTTCTTCTGGTTTAGGTGCAGGGCTAATTCTTATGGATTGGTACTTATGCGATGGTAAAACAGGAACACCAGATACTATTGATAGAACCGTAAGAGGTCATGATGGCACTCATACTTGGGAAGTCGGTGGTACTGATACAGTTCCTATCAATGTAGCTAATCTTCCTGCTGAAAAAGTACAAATTAATGCAGAAACAACAGAAACAACAACAGGACAAACAGGTTCTAATGTACAACTTGAAACTAGCGAAGAAAATGCTATAATAAAGATAAAGACAGCTAATGGGGACAATAAACTTGACCACTCTTCAAATACAGGCGTGGCAGGTGTAGCGGTAAGTTCTGAATTATCTGACAATTCAGCAGTTGTAGTACAAGAACGCCACAAACACTCCATCACAGGGCAAATAATCTCTCCCCCACATACTCACTTTTTGCAAGGAGGAATTTCATTAGGAAGTGGAACACCTCTTCAGATAAAAAATAAGTATGTAAATATATCCTATATCATGTATATCGGATAAGATAAGGGAAGGTGAGACTAATGGAAGTTAAAAAATCTTTTTGTCTAAAAGAAAAAGAACAAAAAATTACTAAAAAATTAAAAGTAAGAGATTGCAAAAAGATTGAACTTCTTCTCGCACGACTTTTAAGATTGCAGGATATGTCTATTAAAAAATTAGACACCATTCTGGAATATTCTTAAATGTCGCACTACTCTGTCAGTTGTGTTATAATAAAGAGAGAAATTAGAGGAAAGGAGAAAAAAGAAAATGAACTCTGATGACAAATTAATAGATATTATTATGAAACAACTTGACAGATTAGAAGAAAAACAAGAAGAAGTTTACAGAAAACTGACGGCGATAGAAGAAAGAACCAAAGCAACACAAGAAGATATTGAAGAAACAAAAGATAAAGTGAAAGAATTAGAAGAAATGAAAGATGAATTTTACAAATACAAACACATTATCATCGCCGTTGGATGTGGATTGTCCTCATTAGTTTCTTTTCTCGTCAGCGTGGTTGATTTCAAGAGCTTTTTTAAATAAAAAAAGTGTGTTATAATATAGTTATGAAATAAAAGGAGGAAAAAAATAATGGCTAGTGATAACAGAATTATTGATTTAACAATCAGAACAAATACTTCAAGATTTGCTCAAAGAAGTTTTTCTTCTGTATTAGTAGCATCTGTAAGCAATCTTTTACCAGAAAATGTATTTTCTGTAAATTCAATGTTGGAAATGCCAGAAGCAACTAAAAACACAGACATTTACAAGGCAGTAGAAATGGCTTTTGAACAAGACAGACCTCTCGGTTATGTAAATGTAGGTAAAATTGTACCAGATACGACTTTACTTACTCTTGGTAGTGCTCCTTTCTCTGTAAAGGTAGATGGAGAAGCAGTAGATGGAAACGCAAAGGATGCTTTTGTCACCGCCCTTACCACTAAATTAGGTGAAGGTTTTACGGTAGCAGAAGATGAAGGTGTTGTGACTATTACTGATACAAACAGAAAAGGTTTTTACCTTTCAGATTTAGTAAATATGACCGCAACCTTTGATATTACCTCTGATTTTACCGCTGATTTAGAAAAATTGAAGGCTCAAAGCGATTTCTTTGGATTTGCATTAGCAGACCACAAAACAAACGCAAATATCATGATTTGTGCAGATTTTGCAGAAGCAAGCAAACGTCAATTCTTCGTTAGCAGAGGCGATGCTGATATTAAAGAGGTAGTGACTACTGATATTCTTTCCTTATTAAAGGCAAAAGCATATGATTATACGAACTTCATGTTTAGTGAAGATAATTATGCAGATGTTGCCTTTATGAGCCAAGGTTATTCAGTTGCCGTTGGTTCTGATAATTTCGCCAATATGACTTTGGCAGGAATTACACCTTCATTACTAACTGAAAATGAATATCAACACATTACGGCTAAAAATGGTAATACTTACGAAACTATTCATAATGTATCTCTTACTCAAAACGGTATATCCGTAAGTGGTGAACATATTGATGTAGTTCGTGATAGTTGCAATCTTTATGACGATATTCAGACCTCTTTAATGGCTTCTATTACAAATACAAAGATTAGTTTTACTAATGAAGGTATTCTTACTATTACAGAAGCATTGGCAAAAGTATTGGATGTATATGTTGAAAACGGATTTATTGCAAAAGAAGAAATAACCGCCGATGGTCAAGTAAATAGAAGCTATATAATTCAAGCCCCAAGAGCAGAAAGTATACCAACACAAGATAGAAATGCAGGAATTTTACGCAATGTAAACTTCCAAGCAAGACTAGCAGGTGCTATTAATAAGATGGTTCTCGTTGGTAGCTTATCTTATGCTAACCTCTATGATGGTAGCGTATCTGTTTCGGCTTACATTAAATAAGGAGGTAAATAAAAATGGCACAAGTATATGATGCAAGAAAAATTAAAGTATACATAGATGGCAAAGAAATTAAAGGATTTTCTCCAGACAGTAAAGTGACAATCACTCCTGCAGGAGAAGGTTCTAATAGACAGGTTGGAACTGATGGAGAAGTTGTTTTTAGTATTGATGTAGATAATACATTTGATATTCAATTATCACTTCTTCAAAGTTCTAAATCTAATGATTTCTTATCCAATATGTATAAGAATTTTAGAGAGAACGGAATTATGAAGAGAATTATGATTAAAGACCTTATGGGTTCTACCGTATTCTCTTCCCCTCAATGTTGCGTTCAAAAATATGCTGAAAGTCAATTCCAGAAACAAGCAGGTTCAAGAAATTGGACTATCATGACTGACCAAGCCGATATGAATGTCGGTGGTGCTAACCAACAGTATGATAGAGTTTCCACTCCTAGCGGTGATTTGTTCAATTTGGCAAATACAATTCTTTATTAATTCTCCTATAAATGAACTTTGTTATCAACACGAAAAAGAAGTAAGGGATTTTTCCCTTACTTCTTTTTTTATATAAAAACCTTAATTTACTTATTATGAATAGAAATAAATATTAAAAAACCATTGAAAAATAAGGGTTTTCTCAATTAAGGTTTTTATGGTTAATTTTTTACTTATAAACATATAAAAAAATCATTTTTCGTTTTTATATTTTATTTAAATTATCAGAATATTCTACTAATGAAAAATATTTTTATATAGATAATTATTAAATAAAAACCATAAAAACCTTAATTATATAAAAATATGTTGATATATAAGGCTTTTTTTAACATCTTATTATTTTTTTCAACTAAGGGTTTGTTGTTTTTTATTTTCTTGGCTTTTTATGCCGAAAAATTTTATCTCTATTGTATTTTTTGTTGTTTTTTTATAAAAAATATGATATACTTTATATATGAAGAAGAAAACAACTAAAAGTAAAAAGGAGATAATAACCATGTTATTTGTAAAAAACAAAACAAAAGCCATTCAATGCTTAGATGGAGTACTTGTTCCACCTGCTAGTGTTGCAGAATTAAAAACTTTGGCAACGAAAGCAGAACTTGTAAAAGCATACGGTAAGGATATTCTAAAAGCCCTTGAACCTATCAATGAGCAAGAAGGAAAAAAAGAAGTAAAAGAGCAAAAGAAAAAACAAGATGAAGCTGATAAAAAGCAAAAAGAAAACAATGAAGAAGATAATGACGAATTGTTTTCTTGATTAGTTGTAAAGGGCAGGAACTCCTGCCCTTTATTTATAAAAAGGAGAAATAAAAATGGATACTACAATTATTTTAAAATATGTACATTTAATAGATAAAAACAATACTTTTTCTGATGAAGATGTTATTTCTATGGCTGAATTATGTTCCGTTTACTTTAAAAATAGTTGGATGGATAAAGAAAAATATAATTTGGCATTAGCATATTTAGTATTACATGAATTAACAGTTCCTTCTTTGTTAGAACAAACAGGAGGAAGTACAGATTATTTTGTTAGTGGCGTAACTTCTAAAAAAGAAGGAGACTTACAAATCAGTTATGGTAGTAGTATTAAAAAGACACAAGAACAGGAATATTATAGTAAGACACCTTATGGATTAAAGTTTTTAGAACTAACCGCCCATCCTATGCCTATGTTTTTTGTTTCAAATTATACAGGTGATTAAAATGGATAGTGTATTTGGTGAAATAGTAGAAGAAATTAAAAAAAATATACCTAAAAAGGTAATTATTGAAGCAGGGATTATAAATGACGAAGAAAACGCTAAAAAAGCCCTCTATAATGAATTTGGAACGTATAAAATTCCTGCCCGTCCTTTCATTAGACGGGGGTTAGATAACATAGAAAAAGAATTAGACAAAAAACCAGAACAAATTGGTTCTAAAATGGTTCAAAATATAAAAAAAGCAATAAATGACAGTAATTATCCACGAAATGCAGTATCAACCGTAAAGAAAAAAGGATTTGACTTCCCTTTAATAGAAACAAGGGATATGTATAATTCTTTGACTTTTAGAGTATCAAAGGAGGATTAATGAAATGTTTTTTAATAATAGATTACAAATAAAAACAACTGGTTATTCTCAAAACGATTATGGAGAAATAGAAGATGACCAAGAAACAACGCTTACAGCCTTTATGGGGTCTATACAACCGCTAAACCAAGAAGAAAAACGACTAATGAATAAAAATGGTGAAGGAAATAGACCTTTAAATTATTGCAAATTATATACTGCCCCTCATATTAAAATAAGAACAAAAGGGGACAATGACAATTATACCGATACTGTTATTTTTGACGATAAAGAATATGAAGTTATTTCAAGAGACTTCTTTAGGGGCGGTTTAATTAACCACAACAAATATATCTTACAAGAAATAGTAAAGGAAGGAGAAGAAGAAAATGCAAGCGAACCATAAACAAACTGTTTTTAATATAATTAAAGAATTAACAAAACTGCCAAAAGAAAGCATTATTATGAATTATAGTAATAAAGCGAAACCAACAGGCGATTTTATAACCATTCACTTTGGGCAAATCTCTTCTGATGAAGGGGACGAATATTTAGATGAAGAAGGAGAGCCAATAATCTTCTTTGATGAAGAAGTTATTATTGACGCTTATACAAAAAAAGAAAAAGATTGTAAATTATTATTGCAAAGAATAAAGAAATTTATAAGATTAGAAAAAATACAAGCAATTTTAAACGAAAATAACTTAACTTATGTTGAAAGTGGTAATATTTTTGATTTATCAGAGATATTAGCCGATAAAGCGAATACAATTCAATACAGAGCACAAATTATATTAACTTTTAGATATTTTGATGATAATGATTTGTCCGAAGAGGATGAATATGATATAATTAATAGTGTGGAAGGAGAAACGAACCTTCCATTTGACAATTATCATGTAGAAAGGAAAGAAGAAAATGAGACAGATTAATCTTGATGAATTAAGAGCAATCGCAAGAAGTAGCTATGAAGATTTGGCTTATTGTGCTAGAAGCGTTGGACGTTCCATTAAATTATACCTTCACTGGACGGCAGGTTGGTATGATAATAAGTTTGATGATTATCATATTAATATTGACGAAGAAGGAAATATCTTTATTACCACAGAAGACTTATCAGAAGTTTTAGCACATACTTTTAGAAGAAACACGGGTGCTGTTGGTATAACTTTGGATTGTTGCGTTCATGCTACATCTGAAGATTTAGGAGAAAATCCACCAACAGAAGCACAACTAAAGACATTATATGAAGTTGTTGCTGTTTTAGCCGATGAATTTGACCTTTGCGAAACAGGATATGACGAAAATGGCAATTCTTACCGTTATGTAAGTAAAAACACCGTTCTAACCCACGGCGAAGCCGCAGACAACGAAGATGGTGAATATTGCCACGAACCTTATGGACCGAAGTCAACTGTTGAGCGTTGGGATTTAGAGTTCTTAGGAACGGAAGAAAGTCCCGAATATAATCCAGACGATGAAGAACATCGTGGTGGTACTATTATTAGAAACCACGCAACAGAATTGTTAAATTAATAATATCCTATATATAAAAAAGAAAGATGGAGGGTTTAATCATGTTTGTTGTAATGGAAGATTTAGAAAAAGAAGCAAGCAGGGTTTGTGAATGCTACCATTTGCCAATATCTGTATTTTTAGCCGATTGTTTTATTAATAAAAAATTGCAAAAGGAAATGGATAAAGCAAAAGATTTGCAGAAATTCGTTTGTGATACTTATTGTGATGATTTAGTACATAATCACCGTGATATTTACGAAGATTATTATATTTCCCATAATTATTTGAACTTTTTGCAATCTTATGCTAAAGTAAAAGGTGAGGATTCCGTTTCTTTAGCGAATAAGGTGTCAGAATACAACTTAAGACAATATGATGTTGCTTAAAAAAGGATAAGGTGATTAAAATGTCAAAGTTTACAGAAATCAGAGATAATATTGAAAAAGAATTTAAAAAAATGGATATTACAGAAGAAGTTAAAAGAAAAGTCAATTTGACACTTTTAGAAGAAGTACTTCCTGCGGTTGATAATATTGCAACTGCTTTTAATGAAAAACTTAAAGAGCAATCGGCTACGGAAAAAGGTTGGAATAAAATCCGTGATGCATTCGTCCTTCCTCTTTCCATAGAAGCACTTTTATGGTTTATTCATTTAGTACTTGAAAAAACGGCTAAAGAGACAGAAACACAGCAATAATAAAAAAGGAGGAAGGGTGGAAAGCCCTTCCTTTCTGTTAGGAGGAAAAGAAGATGAATAAGATATTAATAAGTTTTTTTAGTGTAATACTGCCAAAGATTATGAAATTTTTAAATAATCACGCAGAAGAAATGTTAGATGATATTCTAAACAAGTTTTATAAGAACTTTAAAGATATTGTTAATGATGATACTCCAAAAGCCCCTAAAATTGAAGATAAACCCCTAAATGAGCAGGAAATCATACAAAAGTATCTAAAAGAGCAGGAAGAAGCAAAAGAGCGTGAAATTGTTGATAAATACCTCAAAAGACAGGCTATTTTAAAAGAAAAACAGGATAAAATAAAGATAAAAATAAAAGAATTTACTAATAATCCAGATATTGATAATTTTGACAAAAGATGGGAAGAGTTAAAAAATAATGTTGACTATCTGTTAAAAGAATGATATTATAATTATAAGAACATTTTGTTTATCTCCATTCTTTCTTTTTTATCATTCTCCAAAGGGAAAAGCAATTTTCCCTTCTTTTTTATTTGACTTATTTTTTTATATCTGATACAATAGAGATAATAAAGGAGGATATATAAAATGAAGATAAAAATAATAAAAAGATATGCAGACAAAATAGCCCAAAAGAACGGATTTAATGATTTTACTGATATAATGAATTATATAAATGATACGAAATTAAAAAAATATGATAATCTAAACTTATCCAGAAGAGATTTTATAAAATTTATAATGTTTTGTCATCTAAAAGACGCTGATTTAATAAAACTAGAAACGGAGATAAGATAAAATGGAATTAAGAAAATATCAAAATGATTTAATTAATAATGTTTTTATTGATTGTAAAAAAGGATTAAGAAATATTTGTGTTGTTCTGCCTTGTGGTGGTGGTAAAACCGTTGTAATGTCTGAAATTATTAAAAGAGCGAATAAAAAAGGGAATAAAGTGCTCTTTCTTGTCCATAGACGGGAATTAATCAAACAAGCAAAAGATACATTTGAAGCAGTTGGAATATCAATGCAAGTTATAGAAGGTAAAAGAGAGATTGACGATGAAAGTATGTCTATTTTGGCAACAGTACAAACGATGTGCAATAGAATAAAGAAAAATCCAGAATTATCTGACAACTTTAAAATGATTATGATTGACGAATGCCATCATATTCAATCTTCTTCTTATAGACAGATTATTGATAATTGCAAAAATAGCTTTATCTTTGGCTTTACAGCTACACCTGCTAGATTAGACGGAAAATCGCTAGGAGATATATTCCAAAAGTTAGAAATTGGCGTTTCAGTAAAAGAATTGATAAAAATGGGCTTTTTAACTCCTTTTGATTATTATTTACCACCACAGAAGTTCGATGAAAAGGAATTAACTGTTAAGTTTGCAGACTTTGCCAAAGACGATATGGAATTAGTACTTGATAAACAATATATAATTAAGGATATAGTTGAGAAATATAATCAATTAGCAAAAGATAAAAAAACAATAATCTATGCCGTTTCAATTAAACACGCAAATAATATTCAAAAGGAATTTAAAGAAGCAGGTATTAATTCAGCGGTAATAACTGCAAACACACCAGAATTAGTAAGAGAAGCACTTATTAAGTCTTTTAAGGCAGGTTATACAAAGATATTGATTAATGTTGACCTGTTTTCAGAAGGTTTTGATGTTCCGTCTTGTGAATGTGTTATGTTATGCCGTCCTACTATGAGTTTGACACTATTTATACAACAATCGATGCGTTCTATGAGAATTGATAAGGATAATCCTTCTAAAAGAGCCATAATTATTGACTTAGTTGGTAATGCTTACCGTTTTGGTCTTCCAGATAATGAATTTGAGTGGTCTTTGACGGAAAACATAAAAAAGAAAAAGAGAAAATCAGAAGAAAACACAGTTAAAATAAGAACCTGCAAACATTGCTATGCCGTTTTTGAAATATCTAAAAATAAATGTCCTATCTGTGGAGCAGATTATACTGCAGAAAATAAAAAACGAGAAATAGAAAAGGTTGAAGCAGAACTAAAAAAAGTAGAAGAAATAAAAATTAAAAATGATAAAATAGCAGATAAAAAGAAAATTCATTGTTATAATGACCTTGTGTGGTATGCCAACAAATACCACTATAAACAGGGATGGGTATATTACCAAGCAAAATTAAGAAGATATATATAAAAAATAACCACCTTATTATAGGTGGTTATTTTTGTTTTAGAAGAATACTTGTTTTACTTCGTCCCATATTGACGGTATTCCTGCTAATATGGATTTTTTAACATTAATGTCTTCTTGTTCGGATTGTGACTTGTTTTGTTCGCTTTCCTGTTGTAGTGCTTTAATTTGTGCTTCACTTGCTTGTAATTGCCCTTTATTAGTCGTTTCAGCGTCTTTTGTACCATCATCCCCACCTGTCACTATATTCTTTAAGTATTCGTAATTTTTGGGCATATTTACCAAAGAAGTTGAAACAATGATTACTTGTTTGAAATTTAGTGTTATTTCCGTCATTAAGTGCTTATTTGCCCTTTTTACGGAAAAACTTGTTAATATCATATTATTATAAATATAATCTGAGGTTTGAACTTTAATTAAAACACGGCTATCAATAAGACGGTTATAAATGCTTTGCCAATATGAGAAAACATTTGAGTTTTGACCGCCTTTTTCATTAGCAGTAGATATTATTTGTGTTATTTGAACCGTAATAGGTTTATTAATAACACTATCAGCTATAACATAGCCTGTTTCCACAGTATTTTCAGAAATATCAGCAGAATAATTAATTTCCCTTGATGTTGTAGCCGTTAGTGTTATTTTTTCTCCTTTTTCGGTAAAAAGGAGGGTTTTTTGTCCTATATATCTATTATTCATTTTACTTATCCTCCTTTTAATAATATTCAGCCAAATTTAATTCAGAATATCTATTTTCAGTCATATCAGCCATATCTTTGGACGCTTGTTTGTAGTTTTCTGCCGTCTTATCATCAATGTTTCCATTAAACACTTGATTAACATTAAATGTAAGTCCACCACTAGCACCACGCATACTTTCGGGTAAGAATGAGTTAAATCTTCCCAATAAAGAGCTATCTGGTACAGCATTTTGATTTTTACCGCTAATATAATCCATTTTAGGCTCAATTCCAAAGAACTCTTTGACTTTTGCAATAATATCTTCTAATTGACGAATAACTTTACCAAAGATAGTATCAGCCGTAGGGTCTGAAAGAGCCGTCCAAATATCTTGAATTATAAGCATAGCACCTATAATGGCAACTACTATTGCAGTTATTACAATGAATTTTTTAGAAAGAACCGTTGCATTTTTAGATATTTCTGATAAAATACCAGAAAAAGTAGTTGCTCCTTCTTTTAAAGTGGATATACTGCTAATAACTTTTGAAATGGCATATAAAACTATTCCTTTTGAAGCAATTCCCGTTATTCCACCTAGAAGGTCATAAACTTTACCTAAAAGATTAAATGCGTGTTCTAACTTATCAGCGTATTTGTCTACATCTAAATTTTCAAAGAAATTACCAACATCTTTTATTACTTTATTAAATAAACCTTCTTTTGTAAATATCTTGTCGGTAATCTTCATTAATCCTTTTGCAATCTTAGAAAAGGCTTCTGAATTATCGGCAACGGCTTTTTTAAACTTATTATCAAAATATGTTATAGCTTGTTCTGGTCTTATTTTATTTGACTTGATAAACTTTTCTCTTTCTTTTTCGGACATCTTTATTAAAGCGTCACCAATTTGTTTACCTGTGATTTTACCTTCTGCTATAACCTTTTTTAAGTCTCCTAGCCCGTTTTTAAGACCTAAACCTTCTGCTATTAAGTTTGCGAGTTCTGGAGCATCTTCTTCCAAAAATTTAATATCTTGCCACAAAGCCTTGTTTTTTCCCTTTGCGATTGTTTGAGTTAGCTGAATGATAGCTCCTTGCTGTTGTTGTGCTCCTACTGCTCCAATTGAAAAGGCATCAAAGACGGTTTGTGTCATTTTTGAAATATCTCCACCATTATAGCCGAGATATTTAGCATTTTGACCTATTTTTGTAAATAAGTCAGAAACATCATTTACATTCGCATAACTAGTATTAGCTATTTTATAAATATCATTTTCAAAAGCCTTTTGAGAAGTCTTATCATTAGTAAGAGTTCCCATTTGTGACTGAATGCGTAATGTTTTGTTTGAAGCGTCAATAATCTTTCTTGCACCAGTTTCAATAAGATTAACAAACTGATAACCAACAGTCATTAATGCTCCACGCATAATTTCCCCTGTCATTGAAATCCGTTTTGCTTGTTCTGCCTGTTTTCTGTTTTGTTCTAACATTCGTTCTTTTGCTAATCTAGTTCTTTCTTGCTCTTGTTCTCTTATTGCTGATAATTCTTGTCTTTTTCTTTCATTAATAGCTCTATTTATTAATTTTCCTTGATTAAAGCCAACATCGCCATATTTGTTGATAAAAAGGCTTCTCCCGTCATCTAATGTTACTTTGCCTGTTGTTCTGTTTAATTCTTGTATTTTCTTTAATTCTTGTTGAACTCTTTTTAAATTAGTCAAAGCAACATTGGCATTGGTTAAATTAATACCTAATTTGACCTCTTCTTCGAGCTTTTTCTTTTTATTTTCTATTTCATCGAATTTCTTTTTAACTTCATTAAAAGAAGCGTCATCTCTTTTTAAAACAACTTTAACAATTGCATCTTTTAAAGTCATAACTAAAACCTCCTTTATATCATACCTATATTATAACATAAAAAAAGAAGGAGGTCATTCTTCCTTCTTTTTGTTTCTTTCTATTGCTTCTTCTTCTAAATCATGTACTAATGATAAATAATCATTCATTTCCAATATGTCTTCATAGTCGATTTTACCTTCTTTAATATCAACATAAGAACACATACCGCCTTTAATTACTTTCATAGCGAGCATTTCAATATTCTGATTAATAATAAATCTGTCATCTAGTTGTTTCATTACTTCTGAATCATATTCTTTATTGTTTCTTTGTTGTCTTCGGAGAAAACGCTCACTATTCTCATAAAAAAATAATTAAAATTGAATTTGATTGCTTCTAAAATAAGCACCCAAAGCAGAGAAGGGTCTTCTTCAAAAACATCATCCAATACATCTTCTCCATAATTGACATAAGAACCATCACGAAGCTGTACTTGTATAAAATCACCGTCTAAAACAATATCACAAATCTTTTCGAGCATTTCTGGATTAATTCTTGCCAATTTATCAAATTCATCGAAGAAGTCTGGATTATTTTTATCCAAAACCTGTTTTGGTTGGTCATCAGAAGAATTAAAGAAGCTAATACCTACTTTTGATAAAATAGAACCTGCAATCGGACTAATCACTTGAATTAATCTTGTTAGCCGTCTGTTTGCTTCAAACACAGGAAAGCGTCTGAATTTAAAGTTTGTTTTTCCAATTTTTACTGTTTTCTCTTTCATTTTCTTATATCTCCTTTATTTTTCTTTATATTAATATTATACCATTATTTTTTATTAATAGGTATCTTTTTGATTAAAATTCTTGTATAAATTATTTTCCCATTAATCAAAGCATCTTTACAAGTTCCTTTTTTCCAATATCCTCCATCCATATTTAAATCGTTATGCCTACTTAGCCCAACAATTTCAAATTGATTAGGATTATATTTCCCTAAAAATGAAATTGGAACTCCCATAACACCATCATAATTAGAAGGTATTTCTGCTGTTTTATTAACGTTGATTGCATTAAAATTGTCGTAAGTAGGATATTCTTCTGGAGTATATACTTTTCGAAGGACTAATTTTTCGTGACGTTTTGTAATATTACAATTTGTAAACCAACATGTTCCTCCTACTCCAATATATTTTTTACCTTCTGAAGTATAGCCACAAACACTACCTTTTAATGGATAATCGTCTGGAACAATAAATTCCATTGGTTTTCCGTTGAATTTGTAACCAACCCAAACTTTATTATTCATTATTAAAGGGAAAAATTCTTTATATTTAATTGCATTTATGTTTCCAATAATTAAAAATTTTTTCTCATATTTCATTAATTGAGTTACATATTCACGAAACAATGAGAATGGAGGATTCGTAACAACAATATCCGATTCTTTTAAAATGGAAACACATTCTTTATTTCTAAAATCACCATTGCCTTGAAGTGGTGATTTTTCTCCAACATCAATATTATTATCATCTCCACCTTCATAAACCATCTTATAAGTAGGAAGATTTTCTTCATAATAAGTAGAAATAAGACGTTTTAGACCAAGATTACTAAAATTCTTATGAAAATAAATCCAAAAAGAACTCCATACAGGATTGTCACAATTACAGTAAACTACTTTTCTATTAAAATGTTCCCTGTAATACATTAACTCTTTTGATACATCGGACAATTGAGTATAAAATTCATCATTTTTAGTTTTTTTTGCATTTGTAAGGCTTTTATTGCTCATAATTATCAACCTCTTTAAAAAATTCAGTTCCTTCTTCAACACCGTGAGAAACTATTCCCCTAGCAGACTTTTGATTTGTCAGAAAATTAATAAAATTAATTTGTTCTTCTGAAAGTTTACCGTCTTCTGTTTTTACTTCTAAAAACATAAATTCGCAAAACTCTTTTCCGACATCTTCTTGTTTTATTTTTCGTTTATTTAAAACAAAGACATCAGGAAACCCTTTTGGAACTCCCGTCCTAAAAGGTCGTGGATTTTTTAAGGTCATTGTGCCATCCCTGTTTTTAGACGGGAAACCAGTCCAACCAGTACCTACATTTATTCTAAAAGGTGTCAAATTAGGATTTTTAGAAATATTAATCAATAAAGTGTTTTGAATATCATGTTCATTCATTTTAACATTCCTCCTAAAAGGAGAAGGGGATTTTCTCCCCTTCAATACATATTACCAAGGACGTTCTTCTTCATCTGGAAAGAGGTCATTAACTGTTGTTTTTTGTGCTTCTTCTTGCATATTAAAGAATACTTCCTGTTGTGGTGCTTGTGGCTGTGGCTGTGGTTGTGGCTGTGGTTGTTCTCTAACTACATTATGTTTTTCGTCAATTTTTCTGTTAATTTCAGCGATTTCTTCTGAATTATCTTCAACGCCCAAGTCAGCTTCTTGAATATCTTCTGATTTCTTTGTATAGATTACAAATACACCAGAGATATTGGTATTTCTGAACTTACGAGGGATTTTGTAAGAACCGTTTTGTTGTTTAACTAATTTTTCTTTGTTTAAGTTTTTGAGCATTTTCAGAATACTTTCATCTTTGCTATCCGTATAGGCTTTAAGAGCGTTATAGATAAGATAATAAGTAGTATCACCAGAAAATTCGTTATATGTCTTATAGCCGTAGATTTTTGAATTACTAGCGATATTAACTGCATGAGCGTCTTTAATAAAGTTATCATATTCTGCACAAAAATCATTAATTAAGTTTTTGCTCTTCGTTACTTCATCAGTTTTGTCTTTGTCCATTAAGAATTTACTTGTTTCTTTGACGAATTTTAACATATGTTGATTAGCGAGTTGTTCATCATCGCAGAAGATAGTTCTTCTCAATAAATAATCAACTATGGCAAGAATTGTTAGATTTTGTACTTGTCTTTCAGATTTTTCGTTTCCTGCAACTTGTTCCAGAATTTCACCTTGAAGATAGAAGTTCTTTTCAATTAAATCAATATTTTCAGCTTTGATTAAATCTAATGCTTTCTTTAAAAATTCAACACCTAAACCTCCATAACTTAATGAAATAACTCTGTAAATTTCTTTTGCTTCGTTTGAGTTAAAAATTTGATTTTCAACAGGAATTTCCAAAATTCTGTTTTGAGCACCACTTTTAGCTTCATCACCAAGTATTTTTTCTTCTCCTGTTGCCATAATTGAAAGGTGGAACTTTTGAACTTTTCTCAAACCATTATTAATATCTTGGTTTTTTTGACCTCTTACTCTACCAATACCATTAACTGCAGAATAAATAAATTGAGTTAATGCTCTTTCTTGAAACTTTCTATCTCCTGTTAGAGATTGTCTTTCGTCAATTAGAAGCGTTGTTCCGCTATATAGACCAAGAGTATTATCTAAACCAATAGAAGTAGAGTTGAAAGTCACGGCATTTGTTTCTGCATTATACCAAGCGGATTGAGCAAACTTCATTATAGCCGTTTTTGCATTAGAAGAATTACCATAGAAATATAAGAGAATATTTGGACAACCCATCAATTGTAAGAAAGGACCACTAAGAGCAGTCACGCAAGCAAGTTGTGTATATACATTTTTATCAAAAACTTTTAAAAAAGTATTTCTATAAATGTTTGTGTTTTTAGCTTGCATAAATTTTTCTTTTACTTCTTCTGAATAGAGGTAATTATATTTGTCTTTTAATTCACCAATAACTACTTGTTTATCTTCTGGAGTTGGATATGCGAAGAATTTTTCATTATTCTTCCAACCAATGCTATTAAAAACAAGGTAATTATCTTCTATTTTATTACAATTGCAATCTTTTAACAGTCTAATGTATTCTGTCATATCTCTTGCCGTCTTGCTATCAACAGATACACCCATTCTACCAAAGGCTTTTAAAATCCCTACTGTGTTGTTTAATTCCTCCGAATTAAAACGCTCTTTTCTCAATGCTCCACGAACATAAAAGATTAAAACAGTTTTTTCATTATGAGTATCATAATCTTCTTCAACTCTATCAATAAAGATTGGAGTACCAGACAAATTATTAATCTTTTTAACTTTTAAATTACCTTCTTCATCATCTTCAACTTCTATCTTTTTAATACCTTGTTCTGTGACATAGAAGAAGTCTGGAATGTTATTTGTTATATTTAATTTTTCCATTAATTCTGTTTGTTGTTGTTCGTAGTTTTCCATTAGATTATTAAATTTAACTTGTTTTTTAGCTTTTTTATTTTCTTTTGCTCTTTCAGCAACTTGTTTTTCTGAACCTTGCAGTGGCATATTAACTACTTTTTCTTTAACTTGTTCTGCTATATTAGCCGTATTTACTATATTAGACATTTTGTTTTCCTCCATTTTTATCTATTCAAAGCATATTTTCTATACATTTCCATGAAATTAGCTTTACAATTCCATTCATGCCATTGATTAATTATTTTATTATGTGTTATACTATAACAGTCACAACCATCATATTTCCCTTTATGTCTGACCGTTACAATAATTGTTTCTCCATCTTTTACTTTTTCAGCGATTGCTTCAAGTTTTTGTTCTCTCGTCACTTTAATCGCTCCTTTCTTTGTTTATATCTCTATTGTATCATATTTTTTTAGAAAATCAAGTTTAAAAACAAGATTTTCTAATTTTTTTATTTTTTTTTGTTATTATAATTATCTTCATCTTTATTAAGATAACCATTTTCAATTAATATATGTTTTACTATTGATAAAAAGGTTTTTGTGTTTATTTTCTTACCATTTTCAAGGCAAATCAGCTTATAATGCAAATATCCTGCGTTTTCATATAAGGAAAAGGAGCATAAGTATTCATTCCCGTTATTTTTAAATGAAAAACTTTGAACTTCGTCTTTTTCTATTAGTTGTTGTTTTTTTTCTTTACTAATAGTACTTTTGAACTTTAAGTGACCTTTTGTATAATCACCACTTTTTGATTGATAATATTTTTTATAATTTTCATATAATTTAATTAGCTTATCCATTTTTCTTTTCTCCTATGCTATCTATGAAATCGTATAAAATCATAGTATTAAAGTCTTTATACCTTTTAGCCGTTTCCATTGATTTAAACTGTTTTGAAAAATTAAATACTTTTGAAATAAAGTCTACAAGTTTCTTTTCATCATAACTTTTTCTATGTATTGCCACTTTAAATAATTCTATTGTTTGAATTGCTATTTCATTATAATATTTCTTTTCTTTTAGTTTTTCGTCAAAAATATCATAGAATAAGTTTAATGCGTCTATATATTCTAATTTATCTTGCTCTGTTATTACATTTTGTGAAGTTTCAATAACTGTTTTCGCATATCTTACTTTTACTTTATCTTCAAAACCGTCTAAAAGGGCTTTTGCATAAAGTATTTGTTTCTCTGTACCTTCCATTTTATTTATCCTCCCGAACTTTCTTTTCATTGACTTTGAATTTATTTTTAATAAATATTTTAAAAAGTGCTTCGTGCTCTGCATCTAATCTAATTCCTGCTTCTGAATTACTGGTATTAAAATTAAATTTACCAGTACCATCGTCAAAACTAATTCCTTTCCAAAATATTTTTTCATATCTTACATTTGCTACCGTATAAAGACTATAAGCGTTATCATTATAAAAATAAAGTGTTATTAAGTATAATTTGTCATCGTCATTTTGTTTTTTATTAATAAAGCGTCTAAAATCCACTCTAATCGCTTCTACATTTCCCATTTCAGAGAAATTCTTTAAATATGCGTTATAATATTCTTTAAATAAATCTTTTTTAGCTTTTGTAATTTTTATTGTTTTCTGTTTTGGTAGTCTTACTGCCCTATAATCATGTGAAATACTTTTTAATAAAGTATTAACCTCTTGTTGCGTCATCATCTTATTTATCCTCCATCATTTCGCTTGGAATGTAAAACTTTGCACCTTCTTTTGGAACAAAGGTATATTTAGTTATTCCGATTGAATTTGTTTCTTTTTTGTATTTGTAAATCTGATAGAAGTTATCTTCGTTTACTTTGTCTAATTTAATGCAATTAAATTCATAATCGCCTTTTTTAGTTGCAAGGTTATCAGATACCTTTAAAACTTCTTCTGTATTACCATCTTTTGTTAATTCGATTTCAACGATTTCAATTACTTCGCTGTATTCAGCAGGTAAAATATATTTAAACATTTTAATCACCTTTTATCCTTTCTTTTTATATCTCTATTGTATCATGTTTAAAAATAAAATCAAGTTTTAAATAAAACTTTTTTCTATATTGTATCATTTTTTTATTTTTAAAAGATAAAGTTTAGAAACAATGCGTAAATTACTTTTTCAAGTTGTCCCAAATCTTCCACGATAAGGTGATTTCGCTTCTTGCTTTATCTTTAATTTAATTATATCACAACTTTTTCTGATATGCAAATAATATCATCATAAATTATATCTTTTTTTAAAAAATATTTTTCATAATTTAAAAAGATTGACATTTTACTTTTTAAGAAGTCTATTTTTTGTTTTGTTCCGTCTTCGTCACCGAATGCGTCAATAACAGGAGTTATTTCAACAGGTAAATCTATTAATTCTTTTAAATTGCCGTTAAAACTATTCATTGCTTTTTTAAAGTTATCTAATTGAACTAAATTGTAATCAAAAGATAATAAAATATTTTTAATATCTTTTTCTTGTTGTATCATATCCTCTTCATTTTTCATTAAAAGAGGAATATTTGTTTTTATTAAATAATTTTTACTATTATTTAAATAAGGATAAATAATATCCTTATTTAAATAATCTATAAAATCTTTAAAATCTAGCGATATATCACTATTATATAATAGTGATATATCATCTAAATCTTTTAAGTTAATTTCTTGTTTTAAATCAAATTTAATAAGTACCATAATTATATCCTCCAAATTCTTGCATAATAACTTCACCAATACGGTCTATTTGAACCCTTATAATGCAACCAACACTAAAATCATTTTTTAGTTCGCCAACCGTTTTAAATACTTTTGCAGTTCTATTATAAAAATCTTTAAAGTAAGGTGCTTGTTGTTTAGGAATATAACCTATTTTATGATTATGATAATAACAAGCTATCGCATTATTATCATATTGGTTGTCTGTTTCATCAACCAAGTCAATTACATCCCCTTCTTTTAATTGGGATATAATTTGTTGTGCTCCATTTAAAAAAGTAGAACCAACAATTTTTGAAGGATATTTTTGAGTTTCTAACATATTATTAAATTCATCCATTTCAAGTTCTGAAAAGTGATGGTTTGTTTTTTCTGCTAAAATAGCTTTTAATTCATTTTGAGTATACATGATGTTTATCTCCTTTTTTTTATATCTGTTTTATTCTTATAGATATTAGATATTGAATGACCGCCGACCTTTTTATGTCATTTCTTAGCCCGTCCTTTTCTTTATCTATCTCTATTGTATCAGTTTAAAAATAAAAGTCAAGTTTTATTTTTAAAATCCACATAAATTATTTTGTTTTGTTGATTGATGGGGTATCTTTTCTTTTTGTGTGTCTCTTTGAACTTATTAAAGTTGTTTAGAGTAATAATGTTCTTTTTCATTTTGTTTCTCCTGCTTTTAATCAATATAATGAGTATTAGTTATATAATGGAAGTAAAATCCGTCATAATAAAGAGTAAACTCTATCATAAAGATATTAATTAGAACTTCCAATAAGTTTTCATAAGCAGGATTTGAAAAGTTGTATTCTAATAATTCTATTTTTACAGATTGTTTAAAGTATTCTATTGCTATTTCTTCAAAGTGCTCTTTATCATTCACTTTTATATAAGAGAAGAATGGCAAATAATTATCTCCAATATCTGTAATTATGTTTTTTATAATATTATCTCTATTAAGATATATTTCTTTTAGTTTTTCGTTTTTATTTAACTCATTAATAAACTTTTCTTTTTGTTCTTCATCTTGGAAGTAAATTTCTACCCTATTCATTTTAATCACCATTTACCTTTCTTTTTTTTTAATTGATACGGCTAATACAAAGAAAGTTCGCAAACATTTTCTGAGTTGCTTCGTTGTTCCCCGTTCTTTATATCTCTATTGTATCAGTTTTTATAAAAAAGTCAAGTTTTAATTTAAAACTTTTAAAAAATTTTTAAGATATTGAATGACCGCCGATTTCCATCCGTCCTTTTCTTTATCTTTATATTAATTATATCAGATAAAAATAAAAAAGCAAGTTTTAAACTCGCTTTTTTAAAAAATATTTTTTATTTTTTTATTATTTTTGTTTTTTGAGTTTTTCTATCAAATATAAAAATTGCTTTTCTTTTGTTTTTATCTTCACCAACAAAATAGTCAATTGTTATTTTCTTTATTCTATCTTTCATTTTTGTTCTCCTCTTTATAAATATATTTTATCTAAATATTTTATTTTTTCTTCTTTTACAGGAAAAATTAAACCAGTTGCTTCATTATAAGCATAAGTGGTTCGTTTTTCTTCAACTAATGTACATGCCCCATTTGTTTTTACTAATAATTCTAGTGTATCTTCTTTCGTATCTTCTTGTTCTTTATTTTGTTCTACTTCTTGTTTTGTTTTTTGTCCATCAAATTGTTTTACATCTGTAAAAGTAATTCCCATAGTGTTATCAAATTTTTTCCCGTTGTAAGTCAATCTTTTGATACTTTCCATTTTTGTTTTCTCCTTTTTCAAAAAACATTAACCTTTCTACATCTATATTGTAGCAGGAAAAAGGTAATTTGTATATATTATTTTAAAAATATTTTCCCAATTAAGGTTTTCATCCTCCTATAGGAGGAAATCACCTCATTCATAAAATAACCAAGAACGTATTTAATATAATATTTTTTAGTACCTATTATTAGTACTAGGTACTAATTTTAAAAAATCAGCTAAAACCAAAAACATAAAAAAACAACAAAACCTTAGTTGAAAAAATAATAAGATGTTAAAAAAAGCTATATATATCAACATATTTTTATATAATTAAGGTTTTTATGGTTTTTATTTAATAATTATCTATATAAAAATATTTTTCTCTAGCAGAATATTCTGATAATTTAAATAAAATATAAAAACAAAAAATGATTTTTTTATATATTTATAAGTAAAAAATTAACCATAAAAACCTTAATTGAGAAAAACCCTTATTTTTCAATGGTTTTCTGCTATTTACTTCTATTTATAATATGTAAATTAAGGTTTTGCCTTTTAGCCGTCAAAATGTGGTATAATAAAGAAAGAGGTGATATAAGATGAAAGCACGTTCAAAAATAGATAAATTAGTAGAAATAACAAACAACGAAGCTAACAATAATGATTTATCTTTACAAAATGATTACTATATAAGAAAAATGAGTTATGTTTCATTAAATGATGATATTATAAAAAAAATATATGAGGATTTACAAAATAACAAAATAAATGCCAAAAATATCGAAGCTATGGCAACATTGCAGAAAATAAACATTGCATTACTAAATGATAGACCTTTATAAGCAGGAGGGGAGATAAATGAAAGCGAATTTGGATTTATTACAATTTATAAAAGAAAATTTAGATAAAGGCGAAACAGCAGAAGAAATTGCTTCTTTAGTCGGATGTTCTAAAAAAGAAATAGAAGACTTGCAGAAAAAATATGATATATATATAAATGAAGATAAAAGTAAAGACGATATGAAAGAAATAAAAAGAAATGTAAAAGATGAAGAAAAAAAGAAAACATTGCAGTTAGTTCGTTATGTTAATGGATTAACAAAACAAGAAGCAGATTATGTAATGTCACATAAAAATGAGACCTTAGTTGAAAGTTCTGATTATGCGATGAATTTATGTGATATTTTACTTACAAGAGAACTAAATTATATGAAACAAGATTGTGAAGCAGATGATGATTTTACTTATAAAGTACATAAAACACTACAACAAACACCTGTTTACGATACAATCTTTTTAGGCAACGGTGAAGAGCATAAAGTTCAATCATTAAAAAAACAACTATTAAATAGTGCTATTGAAGAGTTCCATATATCTAAAAAAGATAAAAGGGATAAATATTTATCTTCTATATTAAAAATAATGCAAATGAAAGAGAAATTCGCTCGTTTGAGAATAGACGCTATGAAATATGTTAAAGAACTTGAAAAACAAAACCTTGACGGTGATGCAGGTTTGAAAACTATTTATGTTGTTCCAGATAACCAAAGAAATAAAAATTCTGACAATTTAGACAGCTACGAAGAATTAGAACAAGATATGACTTTCTATAATTCTTTATATGATAATAAAGAGAGTGGTGACGATGAGTAAGATTAAGGTTATTAAACCACAACCAAAACAATATTTGTTTCTGAGTTGCCCTGCTGACATAGTTGTGTACGGTGGGGCGGCAGGTGGTGGTAAAACTTATGCACTTTTAATGGATGCTATGAGATTTATCAATGATGGTTCTGCTAACTATACTATTTTTAGAAGAACAACCCCTGCTATAACTGCAAACGGTGGTTTATGGCAAACAGCTAAAAAATTATACTTTCCTTTCAATATAAGGACAAAAGGGCAACCGTTTTATGAGATAATCTTTCCTTCTGGTTATAATATCTCTTTTAGACACTTACAATATGAAGACACGGTATTTGACTACCAAGGTGCTCAATTATCAGTTATAGCGTTTGACGAATTAACACACTTCACAGAACAACAATTCTTTTATATGATGTCAAGAAACAGAAATTATAATGTTAATTCTTCTGTTAATTGTTATATAAGAGCAACTTGCAACCCAGACCCCGATTCTTGGGTGAGAAAACTCCTCGATTGGTACATTGGCGAAAATGGTTATGCCATTAAAGAAAGAAGCGGTAAAATCCGCTACTTTGCTAGGCTTGGCGAAAAGATGTATTGGGGGAATACAAAAGCAGAAGTTTTAGAACAAACAGATAAAATAACACTTACAGACGAAAAAGATAAAGTGACTGAAAAGAATATAAAAAGTTTTTGTTTTATTGCTTCTTCATTAGAAGATAACCAAGCTCTTATGCAAAGCGATACAGGATATGAAAGCAGTTTAAAAGCTCTTTCGCATATTGACTATGAAAGACTTCGTAAGGGTAATTGGAATATTAAAGCAAGCGGTGGAGAGTTTTTTAAGAATGAATATTTTAATTATACAAGAACAATAAGAATGAAAGACATCGTTATGGTATGTCGGGCATGGGACTTAGCAGGTACGGAAAAAGGAGAAAAAAAGAACAGTTCTCCCGATGCCACGGCTTCTTGTTTGATGGCAAGGCTATTAGACGGCTCTTTTGCTGTTTTAGAAGTGACAAATGACTGGTTAAGCCCTTCTAAAGTAAGGCATCTCATTTGCGAAAAAGCAAAAAGTGATTACAAAAAGTTCGGAGCAAAATACAAAATATTCTTACCACAAGACCCTGGTCAAGCAGGAAAAGCGCAAGCACAAGCATATATTAAAATGTTAAGCGGTTATAATGTATCAACTAGTACAGTCAAGGGAGATAAAATCACTCGTGCCGAGCCGTTTATGATACAGATGGAGAACAACAACGTTATTGTCTTTAAAAACGATAAATGGAACGACACTTATCAATCACAAATGGTATCCTTCCCAGAAGGTATCCACGATGACATGGTTGACGCTACAAGTGATGCTTTTAATCAGTTATCCAATAAGGAAGACGAAAACAATATGCTCCTGTTATCATTGTTAGGCGATATGTGATATAATAAGAAATATAAAGGAGGAAATAAATTATGGCTAGAAGAAAAAAGGTAGATAGCAGATTTGGTGATTTCGCTAATAATGTCACAAGAAAATTTAGGAGTAGGTCACAATATGAATTTTCAACTCCTCAAATTGGCGAATATCAATTTGCTAAAAATGGATTATATCGAAAGATTTGTTCTATTCCGTCACAAGATGCTATTAAAAACGGCTATGAGATTTGTTCTAATAATGAAAACATAATAAGTAATGAAGAAACAAGTAAAATTAATAAAGTTCTTTATGATTTTGATATTGACGCAAAAATTGCAGAAGCGGTCACTTTTAGTAGAGCAACAGGCGGTGCAGTTTTGTTTTTGAAGTTAGATGACGGCGAACCAATAGAAAACCCTTTAAACATTAATAATTTATTAAAAATATATGGAGTTAAAGTTTACAATGCTTCTGAAGTATTACCACAGACTTATTATTCTGACTATTCAGATGTAAATTTTGGAGAAGTTGAAAAATATATAATCAATGACGAAAAAACAGGAAATAGCTTTATTGTCCATTCTTCAAGATTACTAATTTTTGACGGATTAACAACAACAGGGTTAGTTCGTGCTTCAAGAAATGGTTGGGGTGGTATGGTTTTTGATAATGTCAAAGACGAATTAAGCAGATATGATAGTGCTAATAGATTAAGTATTTCTATTTTAAGCCGTCTATCACAAGGTATTTTAAAAATTGAAGGACTAAAACAAGCTGTTAATGCAGGTGAAGGGGAGAAAATGACGAAGTATTTGGAATATACTGATAGTATGAGAAGTATAATGAATACTTTGTTATTAGACGGTACAGATAACTTTGATTTGAAGAATATGACGCTTTCTGGTTATAAAGATATTATTGAACAACAAGAAGTTGCCCTTTCTGCTGTTTCTCAAATTCCGATAACCATTCTGTTTGGTCGCTCCCCTGCGGGGATGAATGCTACAGGTGATGCCGATTTAGAAACATATTACTCATTAGTTAAAAGAATACAAACAAATGATATGCAAAAGAATTTGGAAAGTTTAATAAAAATAATTACAAAATGCAAAGAATATAAAATAGAAGAAAATGATTATCATATTTCTTTTAATGAAGTAAAATTACTAAATGCAAAAGAAAAAGCAGAAATTGAAAACAAAAAAGCCGATAGTTTAGTAAAGATAGCAAATGCCGTTGAAACACTCCACGAATTAGGTGCTATTGATAATGATGAAATAGCAGAATATTTAGACACAAGAACCGATTTCCCAATTAATCACAACTATGGCGGTGGTAAGTAATGAAAACTTCAACCAGAAAATACACTTACCCTCTCAACATTGAGAGGGAATATGTGTATTTTTTAAAAAGAATAACAAAAGAATTAAGAAAAAACACTTTAAATAACCTTGACAAGATTTATGACATTGTTTTAAAATACAGAAAATTAAGACAGGATAGCGAGAATGATGAAATTGAAGAAGAAATTGATACAGATATTATTCTTCCTATTTTAGCTATTTTATCCTCTTATGTATTAAAACAAGAATTAGAAAGACTATATAATAGTGTTAGAAGTTATGTTACAAAAGATTTAGAAAAAGAAACACATAATGCCCTAAAAAAGACCGCACAAGAAACAGAAACACTAGCACGGCTAAAAGAAGCTGAATATTCATTAGAAGATTACAAAGACGAATTTATACAAGATAATGAAGAATTAATAGAAAAACTAACAAATGATTACAGAAACAAATTAAAACAAACAATCAAAAATTCTATTGATTACGGCTATCCAAAAGCTATGTTAGCTGATGAAATTAAAAAAAACTTACATTCTATTGATAATAGAGCAGAACTGATTGGTGTTGACCAAATAGGGAGGGCAACAGGGAGATTAAATCAATACTTCCAACAAAAAATGGGTTGTAACAAGTACATATGGCAAACAATGTTAGACAGTCGTGTTCGTCCTGCTCACAGAGTAAGAGAGGGAAAAATGTTTTATTGGAATAACCCTCCTTATGATGGACACCCAGGTATGGCTATTAGATGCCGTTGCAAAGCAAAGCCCGTTTTTGAAGATTAATAAAAAATGTGATATAATTTAAAGGAAGGAGGGAAAAAATATGGCAAAGTTTAAAAGATATGACACTTATTCTTTAAATGAAGCAAAAAAAGACGAAAATGGTTATTATCATGATAGTGCCATAGTTGGTCGTGTAGGTTTATTAACTTACTATAACGCTGATGGAACTAAAAGAATTGAATACCGCCCACCAAAAGAAGCATTTAGTGAGAATAGTCTGAAAACTTTAAAAGGTGTTCCCGTCACTCACAAACATCCAACTAAATTAGTAAATGAAGACAGCTATAAAGAAAGCTCCCCTGTCGGTGCTGTTTTATCAGAAGGAAGACAGGATGGAGATAATATTATTGCTGATGTTATTATTTATGATTTAGCTTCTTGTGGCAAAGACAGAGAATTATCTTGTGGTTATACTGTTGAAACGATTGAAGAAGCAGGAACAACTCCAAATGGAGAACATTACGATGCTATTCAGACTAATATAGTTTATAACCATTTAGCAGTAGTTTCCAGAGGTCGTGCAGGAAATGCTCGGTTAAATCTTGACGCTGAAGGTAATCAGTGTTATGATTTAAATAGTGAAAAACAAAAGGAGGAAAAATCAATGAAAAAGATAAACATTGATAACAAAGAGTATGAAGTAGCAGAAGAAGTTGAAAAAGAACTTTCTAAAAGACAAGCTCAATGTGATGCAAAAGATAGTGAAATTAAAGCATTAAAAGAACAAATCAAAGCTGATGAAGCAAAGTTTAAAGAAGATTTCGCTAAAGCAGTTAAAGCTCGTATTGAACTTGAAAAAACGGCTGAAAAATACAAAGTAGAAAAAGCCGATGAAATGGATGAAAAAACTATTAAAGTTGAAGTAATCAAAAAAGTATTCCCAAAGATTTCTTTAGACGGCAAAAATGACGCTTATGTTGAAGCAATGTTTGATATTGCAAAAGCACAAGAAGTAGAACACAAAGACGCTATCGCTGAAAACAACAAAAAAATGGATGAAATTAAAAAGACTGAAAAAACGGATAGCAAAGAATTAAGTTTGGAAAATATTGAAGATTTTGAATTTTAAAAAAAATGTGGTATAATATAAGTGTAAAAAATTAAAGGAGGAAAAAGCTATGGCTTGGTATGATAACGGTGAAAAAGGTATGGTCGGTCAGATTGCTAACCTTACTTTTAGACGAGTAGAAAGTTTCCCTGCAGGTGGAAGTATCAAGGCAGGTTCTTTGGTAAAACTTGATAGCACTAAATCCAAAGTATTAAAATTAAATGACGATGCTGATAAAGGTGCTATTCTTGGTGTAGCTCTGCAAGACAATAAGGAAATTTATGCAGATGGTTATACTTACCATGAAGGTGATACGGTTTCCGTATTAACCAAAGGTGATGTTTATATGGCTGTTGATGGTTCTGCTAAATATGGACAAGTATTTACAGTTGCCGATGGTACTGAAACACTCACTCTTACCGCAGTAGATGCAGGTACGACTGGAGCAGTTGAAGGACTTATGGCAGTTGAAAATGCTTCTGGTTTGGTAGCCGTAAGAGTAAAATAAGATGGAGGTAATATAAAATGGCTAATCAAAAAACTATGAGACTTATTAAACAGGCTCAAGATTGCATTTCCAGTGTAATCGCTAACGAAGTAGAAAACCGTTCTCAAAACGGTGTAAATTATAATGCTGATGATTTAAGTGCTTTTGTAGCTCACGAATTAACTTATAATCGTGCAAAGGCTCTTGAAAAAATGCAAGCTCCACTTTCCGCTTTTGGTGTTTTTGAAGTATTCACCGAAGTTCCAGAAGGTGCAGAAAGTGCAATCCAGAAGATTTATAGTGAAGTTGGTATGGCTAAAATTGTATCTAACTATGCTGACGATATTCCTCTTTCTGATGCTTATGCAGAAGAAGTAGCCGTAAAGGTTAAGACAATTGCAACCGCTTATCAATATTCCGTACAGGATATTATCAATAGTGCTTTTGCAAATGTTCGTCTAACCGAAAGAAAGGCTAGAGCCGCCTATCATTATATTGATAAGAAAATCAATGATATTGCTTGGCACGGTGACGCAGAACACAACATTACAGGTTTCCTTGATAATCCTTATGTCACTGTTTACAACGTAAAAGCAGACGGTACTGGTTCTTCCAAGAAATTGGAAGATAAAACTCCAGCTCAAATGTTCCGTGATGTAAACGAAATCATTGATAATGTGACGAATAACACAAAAGGATATATTGTACCTAATAAAGTACTGTTAGACCCTGCTCTTTACAACCTTTTAGCTGAAACGATTTTCGTAGACGGAAATGGTAACGCTAAAACTCAAACAGTTCTTGAAATGGTAAAGGCTAACCACCCAGAAATCAAAGAATTCGTAAAGGTGTTTGATTTGATAGGTAGTGGAACGATTATCGCAGGTAATTTTGACGGTGAATATGCACACCTTGAAATTCCTAAACGTGCCGCCCAAGAACCAATCCAAAGAAAGAACCTTGCATTCGAAGTTCCTGTTTGGGGCAGAGTAATTGGTGTCACCGTAAATTATCCAATGGCTTTCACAAAGGCAACTGGTCTTTGATAAAAAAGAAAAAGGAGGAAATAATTCCTCCTTTTTTGTTGTTTAAAATAGACTTATTAAACAATCTTCTTTTTTAGGTTGTTTAATCCCTTCAATTTCTTCAATCAACGCATCTAACTCCCTTGAAGCCTTTAAATATCTTTTTCTTGCCTTTAATATCTCTTTTTGAAGTTCTAATGGGTCTATTTCTTCCTTTTCGTCTTCTTTTTGGATATAGACGTTAGGAGTTAAAGTAAAACGATTGTTTTTAATTTCTTCATAACTTGCCAAATAAGATTTTTCGTTAATGTTTTTTCTTTCGTTATAAATATTTATAATGCTTTTTATATTTTCTCCCGTCATTTTGTTCTTTTTGTTTTCTCTTTCGTATTCATTAGAAGCGTCAATGAATAAAACATTTTTATCTTTTTTATTCTTTTTTAATATCATAATGGCAGTACTAATTGAAGTGTTTAAAAATAAATCGTTAGGCGTTGATATTATTGTATCTATATAATTGTTGTTGATTAAATACTCTCTAATCTTTTTCTCTGTTTTATCTCGATACAATACACCAGGATACATTATCATAGCACAAATACCGTCTTCAGCTAAAAGATGCAAGGCGTGGAAGATAAAAAACAGGTCACTATTGCTATTAGGTGGCAAAAGGTCATTATCTGGTATCCTTATATCGTCTTTAAATTGTTTTTTATTATATTTTAAAGAAAAAGGTGGATTTCCAATAATAACATCAAATCTTTCATCTAAAAAAGCAGGATTTTTCAAAGTATCACCGTTTATAATATTAAAATTATTTTTATTTTCTAATAATAGGTTCATTTTACAAAGTTCTGCCGTTATATTGTTCAATTCTTGCCCGAAATATTGTTTTGCTTCTGTATTTACTAACATATTCCCTGCTCCACAAGTCGGGTCATAAATTTTCTGAATATTTTGTTTTTCTTGTAATATTAATTCATAACATAACTTTGATAAGCAAGAAGGTGTGAAGTATTGCCCGTTTTTATCCTTTTTCATAGAAATCAAATATTGGTAAATGTCTGAAATATTTTCTGAAAATTGATAATCGTTGTTAATTAATAAGTTTTTAATGTTTGAAGGTAATGGAGTTGAAAAATCTAAATTAATTCCATAGTTTTTTAAAACTTCTTCATATTTAGCAGGATTAATCCCTTTTTTCTTACAAAAGATAGTGGCGAATATATAAGGAAGATAAGAATAGGCATCTGCCCCTGTTTCTGCTATGTCTTGAATAATTTTGTCAATCATCTTTTTTCATCCTTTCATATTTTTATAACAAGGGGAGTTTTTAGCTCCCCTTGTTATTTTTTTTATCTTGCAATTTCTTTGTAGTATATTTTATCAAAAGAGTTCCAAAGTTCTTCTAAATCTCCATCATAAGGAGGAAATAAGTTTAATTGTGCTAATGTTTTTAGTAAGTCTTTCGTTTGTTCGTGTGATTGTTTGTCTAAATCTTGGATTATTTCGTGTAGAATGTGAAGATTTTCGTCTGTCTCCCTAGTTGTTTCGTAATCTGTCGGAGAAGTTCTTTTAATTCCCTTAACCAATTCTGCAATTTTTTCTGCATTTACATATTCGTTATACATTTTGTTCACCATTTTAACCTTTCTTTTTATATCATTTTCGGCTAAGATAAGTTTTGTTCCTTATCTTTATATCTCTATTGTACCAGATAAAATAAAAAAAGCAAGTTTTAAACCTGCTTTTTTTAAAAAAATTTTTATTTTTTTTTGATTACCTTAATATCAATCTCTTCTTCTATTTTTTCTCTTTTTAGGCATTTCATCAACCTACAATAAGTTATTCTTTCTTTTATTTTTTTAGTGACGATAATTTCTCCAAATTCTTTTGCTACTTTTTCAATTTTATCTTGTTCGTCCATTTTTAATACCCCACCATTTGCAAAAATTTAGGCTTATTTGAGCGTTTTTATATAAAGGAGGTAAAATTATACCTCCTTTATATTTTTAGCTCATTTTAACCGATTTTATAAAGTGCATAGCCTTTTGTTTCTATATCTGTTATTCTTCCATCATCGTCTTTTATTAAAATCTCAATTTTTCTTCTTGTATTTTTTATATTTTTAATATTTTTTATTATACTTCTTATTCCTTTTCCTTTTGTTCTTTTTAGATTTTCTGAAACAAAATATATAATTTTATCTTTTGCTTGTTGAAAATTGTAAAACCTGCTGATATTAGAAGCTCTTTTAGTCAATATATCAAAAAATATTATTATATTTGCAGGAAACATATAAAGTTTATCACAATATGTGTCTATTGGTGCGTCACAATTTGGTAATTCGTATTCGTCAATTGTTTTATCAATATTTGCAGGTATTTTAATTTTTATTTTATATTCGATTATTCCGTTTTGTTTTTCTTCTTTAAAAGCAACATATACCGTTTCTATTATTTTTTCTTCATTATAATAATTTATTCTTATATTATATAGTAAATCATCTATATATCTTTTTAATTTCCCATTCATTTCTTCAAAAGGATTATCTGATATTATTAAAATATCATTTCCTTTTAGAAGATTTTCATTTTCCATTTCTTCTGTAAATACATATTGATTTTTAATAATTTTCTTTTCCATTTTGTCCACCATTTTTTACCTTTCTTTTTTATCTCTTTTATTTCGACTAAAGATAAGATGACCGCCAACCCATTTTTTATTTTTGGTTCGTCCTTTCTTTTTCTTTATATTTCTATTGTACCAGTTTTAGAAAAAAAGTCAAGTTTTATTTTAAAAATTTTTTATTTATTTTTTTTAGTACCTGTTATTAGTAGTAGGTACTAATTTTTAGAAATCAGCTAAAAGAAAAATAAAAAACAACAAACCCTTAGTTGAAAAAACAATAAGATGTTAAAAAAATCTATATATATCAACATATTTTTATATAATTAAGGTTTTTATGGTTTTTATTTAATAATTATCTATATAAAAATATTTTTCTCTAGCAGAATATTCTGATAATTTAAACAAAATATAAAAACGAAAAAATGATTTTTTTATATGTTTATAAGTGAAAAATTAACCATAAAAACCTTAATTGAGAAAAACACTTATTTTTCAATGGTTTTCTGTTATATACTTCTATTTATAATATGTAAATTAAGGTTTTAGTAAAAATACCTTAGATGTGGTATAATATAACTATAAGCAAAGGAGGAATGAAAAATGCTTCAAGTTGAAATAAATACAGACACAAGAACAAAACAATCTATAACTATTGATAACAATTCGTATTTTATAGAATTGGCGTGGACAGGGTTGTTTTGGAATTTATCCTTATTATATAGTGATAATACAAGAGTTGTTGCAAATGTTAAAGTTGTTCCTAATTTTCCACTTCTTTCTTTTAGTGGAAGAACAAAAATGGCAAAAATAAATAAACAGTTAGTAAGATTTCGTGGCGAAATTGTTGTGACACTTTCTGATTATAGCCGTGAATTGAAAGCAGATGATTTTATAACAGGAAGAGCAAAATTATTTATTGTAGAAGGGGATGAACTAGATGCGTTATTGGCAGAGAACAGTTAAAGTTAAAATAGGCAGAGCAGGTGGAGGTGCAGGACTTTTTCAAAATGTAGATAGTAAAGGACACACGATGTCATTTTCCGTTGAAAAAGATAGTACTAAAAAAAGTAATAAAGCTATTGTAAAACTTTATAATTTGAGCACTTCTTCATCTTCTTTTTTAGCCCTTCCAAATAATGTTATTGAGATTTATGCAGGTTTCGGAAATGATTGTCCAAGAATATTTCTCGGAACTGTTATTAGTTGCGATGATACCTATAATGGAAAAGATAAGATAACAACAATTATCGGGGCAGACGGTGGAAAAGAAATGTCAAGCACTCCAATTCTTATTAGTAAGAAGGATACAGTCACAAGCACAGAATTATTAAAGGAAGTTTCTGGTAATTTAGGCTTATCTTTTAAAATGGGAAATGGAGTGGCAGAAATTCCTTTTGTTGGTGGTTATTCTTTTGTCGGTCAAGGGCAGGATGCTCTTACAGAAATATGCGACAGTATAAATGCTATGTGGTTTATTAATAATAATGTAATAAATGTAGTGAATTATGATGGTTATTCTCAAAATTTAGGTTATGAGATAAATGCAGGTAGCGGATTAATCGGAACTCCTTCCCATGCAGTAGTAGATAAGTTCTTCAATGAAAGAAAAAAACAAAAAGAAGGAAAAACGGCAAGAAACAGTAAAAACGGTTATGGTTATAGTTTTGATACTTTATTAAATCCTTACATTAATATAAGAGACTTGGTTCATCTGTCAAGTAAAACAATTACCGATTATATGTATATAGAAAGTATAAAACACGAAGGAGCAACTAATGGAGGGGCTTTCCTGTCACACATAATGGGAATAAAAACAGGAGGTAAATAAAAATGATTTCAGATAATCAGAAAAAACAAATAGAAGACAATAGAATTAATACTATTATTGAACAAAGAGTAAAAACAACCTTACCTTGTACTATAAAAAAATACGATGCAGAAAAAAACACGGTGACGGTGAAGCCTTTTGGCGGTTTGTTAATATATGGTGAATTTGTAGAATATCCAGAAATTAACAGCATCCCCGTCATAACTTTTCAAAGTAATGGAGGCAAGGCAGGTTTAAGCCAAAGTTATAAAGAGGGCGATTTTGGGCTTGTTTTGTTTATTCAGAATGGATATAAAGAGTTTATTGATAAAATACAAGAAAACAAAGACAATACAGAGTATATAATGCCAATGTTTAGATATTCAGATGCGGTGTTTTTAGGTGGTTTATATCCAACCAAAGAAAAGAACGAAGATTTAAACGAAGAAGCAATGACGGTTTACAATGAAAATTCAAAAGTTGAAGTATTTCCAAATATAGTTAAAATAAGTCCAAGAGACGGTGAAAATAAGGTTGAAGTTGGTAAAAATTATGCACAAATAAAAATGGGAGACAATGAATATTTTATAAATGAAAATTACTCACAACTAAAAGTAAAAAATAACCGCCTTTTGATTAATGATGAACAAATAGTATTACAAGCTAAAAACGGTAAATATATTACTTTCAATGGTACACAAGCCTATATCACAACGGATGTAGGTATAAATGGCGATTTATATGTTATGGGAGATATTAAGTTATCTGGAACGGTAGATGGAGTTAATGTATCAAGTCACCAACACATTTGGAGATTGAACGGCAATAATAATTATACTTCATCTCCAGTATAAAGGAGGGTAAAAGGCTATGAATGATATAAAGTTAGGCAATGACGGTGATTTTGATTTAGACAGAGGGGATTTCCTTCTTATTGATAATGACCAAAGGATTATACAGCAGATAAAAATAAGGCTTCTTACTTGGGCGAATGAATGGTTTTTAGATAAAGATGTTGGAATTAATTATTTAGATATTTTTAATGAAAAACAAAACACAGAAGCTCTTATTGAGAATTTAATCAGAAACACCATATCAGATATTGAAAATGTTGTTAGTGTTGACAGTGTATCAGTAAAGAAGGATAATAAGAATAGAACATTAACGGTTAATTTTGATATAACCATCGGTTTTAAACAATATAGTGAAGTTATTGTTTTAAGCCTTAGATAAAGAATAGGAGGAATTAAAATGCCTTACGGATTAACAGAAACAGGTTTTTATGCAAAAGATGTTCAGACTATATATAATGAGATTTTTGACGAAATAGAAAACAGAACAGGAATAAAAGTAAATAGGAACTATGATAGTATTATTGGCTCATTAGTGCAGGTTATCGCTTCAAGAGAAGCCCAGACTTGGCAAATATTACAGGATATTTATTATCAATCATTTCCAATTTCTGCTAGTGGTGATAGTTTAAGCAAGTCAGTATCATTAGTTGGATTAAAGCCATTTGGTGCAGTAGCCTCCAGAGTTTATTGCAAATGCGGTGCAACAGGAGAAGTAAGAGTCCCAAAAGAAACGCAAGCAATTAATCCAAAAGATAGTGAAGACATATGGGAGACAGTAGAAGACCAATATATTACTACTCAAAAGGCTATTGAAGTTGATTTTAATATAACTTATGCTCCTTATGCAGAATATTTTTTAAATATTAACGGTGATGGCTATTCATTCAGAACCAATAGCGAAGAAATGACGGCAAATACAATTTTTAATACATTTGCAACTCACTTCTCTTATAATAAAAATATAAAGTTTGAGTTTTCTGACAATTTAATGAAGATAACGGCTATAAATGAAGAAGTTCCTTTTAGTGTAAGCAGTAATATTAACACTTCAAACGGTAATACTCCTAATCCTAATATGACAATGACCGCTTTATATTCTCTTTTGAGATTTGATAGAGTTGACATAACAGATAATACTTTTATTGAAACAAAAACAATAACAGAAGTAATAACAGAAGACACAAGAATAGCTTCAATAATTAATGACCTTCCTATGTTAGAAGGAGTAGTTGCAGAAACAGATACTAATTTAAGAGCAAGGTTTTTGGCTTTTAGATGCTCCCCTCGTGCTTCTGCTATGAAAGAAGCTATTAAAAACAATATTTTAAATTATGTTGATTTAGTAAAATATTGCGAGGTTTATGAAAATAGAAAAGATACAACTAACGAAGTCGGAATGCTCCCTCATTCAATTATGGTAGTAGTTGAAGGTGGAGATAATGAGAAAATTGCAGATATGATTTACCGTAATACTTGTGCAGGAATTGATTTTAATGGAAACATAACAGAAACGGTAAATGGTAATGAAATTAAGTTCATGCGTCCACATAACGAAAGGGTTTATGTTAATATCACCGTAATAAGAGATAATATGTATAATAATAATATAACTAACCAAACAATAAAGAATATCAAGGCAGATATTAAAGACTTCTTTGATAAGATAGGTTGTGCTCAAACAGTAAGTGCAAAAAAAATAGAACAGGTAGTATTACAAAACACAGAAAATTATGCGGATGATATTAATATTGAACTATCAACAGTATCATTAGATGATGCTATTGATAGTGGTAGAAAGATTTTAAGTGGTAAGATTGATACACATTATTACTTTGATAATTCTGACAATTTAGGGGTGAGATTATATGTCGTTGACGCAAGAAACACTACAAAATATGTCGTTCAATGATGTAAATAACAGAATGTTATTTCAGTTCCGTAATAAAGAAAAGATTAATGCTTTTCTTTATTCGGTCTGGAAACAAGAAGATGCTATTAAAAATGCAGTTTTATCATTGAATAACAGATATGATATAGATAATTGCCGTGGCGGTCAGTTGGATATGATAGGAAATATCATAGGACAACCAAGAGTGATACCAAACATATATAAAAGTCCTTATTTTGGATTTGAAGGAATGTTTGAAGCAAGAACTTTTGAAGATGGCAGATTTAAAAATTCAGATGATAGTGAAGGGGATGTCCTTATTTTAGACGATGAATATTATAGAAAGGTTCTAAAAGCAAGGATATTAAAAAGAAATTCACAAGCAACTATTGAAGATACCATCGAAAGTTTAAAAGCGTCTTTTAATATTGACAAAGCAGATGTTAAAAACGCAGGAAACGCCAAAGTCAATATCTATTTAACAAAAGCAATAACTCAATTTGATATTCTGCTATGCAAACAATTAGACCTTCTTATTTTAGCGAGTGGTGTGGATATTTATTCTATTTATATCGCACCAGAAGAGTTTTTCGGTTTCAATGATTTAGAAGGAGCGACAGGATTTGACCAAGCCCCTTTTTATGCAGAATATCGGTTAGAAAATAGCTATGGTATGGCAGAAGTAGACGGGGAAGAAGACCCTGCAAAGTTTTTCGGTTTTTATGGACAAACAGAAGCAGGTGGATTTGGTCTTCCATTTAATGACAATATAGTTTAATTTTAAAAGGGGATATATACACTCCCCTTTTTTGTGGTATAATATAGATATGAAAAGGAAAAACAAAAGGAGGAAATATATATGTTAACAAAAGTTTTCGCTAATAACGAGCCAGAACAAGACCGTTATCAATGGACGGAAAGTGATTATTTAAGAGGTTTAGAAATATTAGGTAAAGAAGCACCTTCCAAAGCAATGTTTAACGCTTTGTTTAGACAAGAAGATGAAAAAATTAATATTCTATCAGATAAAATTGATGAAATTGACACTTCAACGATTGAACCAGAATTAACTCAAATGAGCCAACAGATTGCAAATACACAGTCTGATATGGACACATTAACTAATCAATATCAATATTTAGAGCAAGAAGCAAACACGATTAATCAAAATATAAGTGGTTTAATAAGCGATGTCAATGCAAATACCCAAACATTAGACGGAATGAGAACTGCTATTTCTAATGCTAATGAAGATAATGAAGCTAACGCTACTAATCTAACAACGGCAGAAAATAAGGCAGATACAGCACAAGCTACCGCTAATGCAAACGCTACTACAATTGCTAATGCCCTTTCTTCTTTAGATAGTCTTATTCAACAAGCACAACAGGCTATTGCAGGGGCAAGTCAAGCAAATCCATCTGCTATTTTAAAAGTACAGAGAAACACGGCTTACAATTACGGTGATGTTTTGATTATGGACGGACTTCCTTCTTGGGCGGTTGTTGAGTATTCATATGATGATAACCAAACAACAGGATTAACGACAGGAGCAACAGCACCTTCTGTAAGTGGCATTACCGAAAGTGGTGTAAAATTAACCGATGGAAATGTAGTTTGGGTAGTAAGACATAAAAACCTTCTAAAACATAAAGGGGCAACTATGATGTTGAACGCCTTTGGTAATGGTGGTAGAATTGCTTCTCATAGCGTTCTTACAGTTGGAACTATTCCAGAAGTAGGAGATACTTTGTCCTTTATGGGTGAAACTTACACTTTTGTAGCTAATAGTTATAGTGGTTATAGTGAAACAAATAAAACACTAAATCTAGTAGCAGGAGATATAAATTCTACTACAAATAGTATTTATCAATGGATAAGAAACGCAAAACCATACGAAAGTGTATTTGACTTTGATTGGAATGATAATACTATTACAATAACAGAAAATAGAGACTATAAAGGAAATGGTTACAATCCATACATTAATTATGTAGGAAGTGGTTCAATTACTCTTGTTAATGACACTCCTTCTCAATTAAACTCACAGATTGCGTTCTTAGGCGATGGTATTTTAAGATATAACGGCGTAAAATGCAATGATTGGGCGTTAATGAACGGTAATAACGGTACAGTAAATGCAACCGCTAAATATTTTAAAATTGCAAATACAAATGAAGAAGTAGGTCAGACTTATGGCAATAACTATCATATCATTACTACTAATGAAATGCCATCACATAGTCACCACTTTTCTGGAAATACGGATGATACAAATAATGCTTCTCATAGTCATACATATTCTGTACCTGTATCAACAGGTACAAATTCAATGGCACATAATAATAATTCTACTATATCAGCAGGTGATGGTTATAGTAGTTTGAAACAATACACAACAAATAGTGCTAGTATAGGAGAACACTCTCACAGTTTTAGTGGAACAACACAAGAAACAGGAAGTGGAGCACCGATAAATATTGAACCTGCCCACGTTTGTATCCTTGCTTGTCAGCAGATTATTTAATGGAGGTTTTAAAAATGGAATTTAATGAATTCTTTTCTCAAAATGCAAATGAAAAGAAAACATTAACCGATTTCCAAATTGAAGAAGGTTTCGGGTACTTAAGTAGTACCCCACCTTCAAGAATGGATTTCGATTATATGTTTAGAAGAGCAGACAACAACCTTTATTTAGTTTATAATAAATATTTAGCAAAGGCTTCTATTAAAGATAGTTTAGACGCAGTAAAATTAGCTTATCAAAAACTTGATAATGATTATCAAAGAGTAGCAGGAACAAGACAAAAAATATATGATGCAGAAAACTTTTATTATATGGATTATCCAACTTACCAACAACAAAATACCACAAATACACAAAATACGGGAAATTACACAACTGATATTCAAAATATGACTTCTGCTATACAAACTGTATCACAAGAAATTTTAGATTTAGTAAATAGAAGTTATAACAACGATATAAGCGGTTTAGATGCTCTTCCTGCCAAAGAAGCACAACTTCAATCGCTTATTGACCAACTGAATAATCTTTCTCCTTCTGATAGTGATTTACCTGGTTATTTATCTAAAAACAAACAGGTAAATGTCGGTGATGTGTTTAATGTAGTCGGTGTTCCTGCTATGTATAAAGCATTTTGCTCTTCTGCAGGGACTACTGGTAATAATAAATTAGAGATTGCGAGTGATGACATTGAAGACGGATATACCTTCACCTATGGCACAGCTAGTTTTATACTTTTTGCTAGTTTCTTATCTATCCCTGTTAGCGGAAGTGTGGATATACTTGCAGGTGGGAATTTTAGAGTAAATCAAAATGGATATTTAATTAATCCTCTAACAGGAAGTGTTATGCAACACAGAAAATTAATGTTCTTTGATAAAATACAAGAAGAAAGTGAATATGCACAATCACAATCTAATAACTATGTCTATAATTTAAACAAAAATTACATATTAAAAAATGGGTTAGAATTATATAAACAAGTAAATAATTATCCTGTGGAACAGAAAAACTTCGATAGAGTATTTAAAGGTAGTTATTCTGATTATGGTTATGAAAATATCGGTTTCGCCTCTGTAAACTTTAATCATACCTACTATGGTAGTGGGTTTAGTTATATGATGGCAAGTCACACTCACGAAATGAGTGGACAAGCAGTATTTAATGAAGCAGATGCTCCTATTGATAAAAAAGGAAAACACCACCACTCTGTTGCTTCTTTTCAATATTACAGACAAGGATATGCCCTTAAACACGATGATGAAAGATACATAGCAGGTGGAGATAGTAGTGTTACTCCAACAAATTTAGAAATTGAGACTTCCGAAACTGCACCACTTCATTATCATCATTATTCTGGTACTACCGCAAGTGCTTTTAATAACCAAGAATCTACTATAAAGGATATTCCTTTTGTATCACCAAACGAATTTCCCGAAAGTGTTGGTTTATTCTTTGTAGTTTATGCTTAAAAGGAGGAAATTAACAATGCCAAGTATAGATTATAATAAAATATTTGCAGAAGATGCTACAAATCAATACAGTTGGACGGATAGCGACTATGTAAAAGGTTTAGAAGTTTTAGGACAAAACCCACCCATTAGACAGATTTTTGATAACCTGTTTAACAGGTTAGATAAAAAAACACAAGACCTTAATAATAG